CGACTTTTCCCACTATCTCGAGCCAGCTATGGTTAAAGCTGTCCAAGAAGCAGAGTCGCGTGCTTCCGATACAACCACGCACGAGTGCAACTCTTCATTTCTGAAATACTTAGAACTTTTATCCTATCACGGAATTGTTCCAAGTACGATTGAATCTAGAGGTTGCATGGCGTTAGACTTTTGTAAGTATTGGTATGACTACCGTCCTACATTAGTTCATAAAGAAGATGGCTCTTTGGCACTACCTTCTGGGAAAGAACTTTACCTCCACGCGAAGCAGCTACTGAGCTTGGTGGAAGATGAAGTTAGGGATTACAGAGAAAGATTCAAGGAATTCTTCTCGCTTCTTTTTCCTGATGAATTTGTTGGAATTAGCCGTATAAATAGTATTCTTAAATCAAAAAAATCAGTATTCGATACTGGTTTTGATTATGAGAAAACTTTTTATTCTGACTATTTCCGATCTTCGAGAGAAGATCAAAAACAATATCTCAGGTGGAAGAAGTTTGAAGAACGACTTCGATTCTATGCTCTCTCAGGTAACCTCGCAAAAATGTTCAAGTACGAAATTAATCGTATCTTTGCATCATATTTCGCAACTGAGGTACCTCCGAGTCCTAACTTTGTTTTGGTAAAGATATTTCCTTGTTCAATCGCGAATAGAATTCATAGGATAATTCTAAACCGACGGAACAGAAAGACTAATGATATGACTAAAATTTATTCGATCTTTCAAGGAATAAAAAAAGGACTATTACCTATCCGTCCTGATGCTGTCGATAAGACACTCCTTGATCATTGCGAAGCCCTTAGAAAAGAACTTCCGGCTCTAACTCAAGATGAAGCGACCTTTACTGATCGACTCTTGAGAAGCGAGTTCGCCGATTTGGTCTTGAGTCCAAAACATTATCGTAGAGATATGAAATTGGCTCAAGCGTCCAACAAATCCACTATTGAAAATAGTAGAGGAAATGGTGGCCAAATTGGTTTAGCAATGAATCTTTGGATGATACCTGACATGTCCACTTTAATGTTGGATCCTCGTCAGTTGCATCGCGCGCCTAATCCTGATTATTTTGTAGGATATGCACGTAAGATAAGCTATAATACTCATGTGATTACCAAGGTTAGAACCTGGGAAAGCGATGAGTTATGTCCTTTATATTCCCCTTTTCCATGCCATGAGGAAATGATTGAAGAGCTTAGGAACTATCAATTGAGATTCGGAAATATTCGAAATTTCAATGTTAAGTATCCTGTAGTTGGAACCGTTCAGCCCTGTGTTATCTTTGAACCTATGAAAGGAAGGATGATTACTAAGCCAACCTCCGGTGATTATATTGGTTTGAATTCCTTACAACAAACGTTGTGGAACAAACTAAGAAAGCATCGAAGTTTTGAGCTTATTGGTCGTCCAGTTGACGTCGACGATATTTATTACGTCGCCGGCACCTGGTCCTTTGGTCAGGAGTTCAACTCTGGAGATTTCTCCGGAGCCACTGATAACTTGAGACGAGCTCTGTCAGAGAGAATTTTTAGATTCCTCTTTCAGAAGTTTCCAGCCCCCTTTGTTGAGGGTGTTCTTCAAGGTTTCTCACGAGCGTTAGTTGATTATAGAAACATTCCTGTCGATTGCAGTGAAGGTTTTGCTGAATTCTATAGAGAATGGAAATCATGCAAATTAGGCCTTCAAAATCAAAGGAATGGTCAGCTAATGGGTCACGTTCTTTCTTTCCCTATTCTTTGTTTAGCCAATTATATTGTCTTCAAGAAGACTTATAGAGATTTGAACAATAGACGATTCTTAGAAGATCGTCCTGAAGTTCAAACCCCTAATGTTCTTATTAATGGAGACGACATTCTCTTCTGTTGTTCACGAGAAGAGTATGCTGATTGGTGCAAAGAAGTTAGAAAGAATGGTCTGTTCCCGTCATTAGGAAAGAATCTTTTTTCTTCCGAGATTTGCCAGATCAACTCAGTTCTTTTCCAAGTTAGGTATAGTGAAGTACCATCTATTAATTTAGATAAGGTTTCCACTACCACTTGGTCAGAACTTTCCTTGGATAATTACCATTGGAAAGAGATGAGTGATTTAGGTCTTACACATCTTGGAAAAACCTTCATTTCTTCTATTCAGGAAATTCCCTATCTATCGATGGGAATTTTGACTGGAAGAGGAAAAGGTAAAGATGCTCCTAAAGAAGCTATGACTAATAGAAATCAACTAGTCGAGGAAAGGGATCGAGATAAATTAGCTCTTGAACTTCCTTCGTATGAATCAAATCTTAATCACTTTAAAAAAGTATCTTCAGTTTTTGAATATGAAAACTGTAGAAAGATCTTTTTTAAACATAGACCTATGCTCCAGAACTTCTTTTATGAAAGAAGTTGCTCCAGAATGGTCAGGGAGATTGATCCCGGGCTCTTGAGGTATTTTGTAAAGAATGAAACTTTACCAAATCCAACAAGAGACTGGGCTCATCTCTACCTAACAGGTGTTAAGAAGATTTGTGCTCCAAGTTTGAAGTTCTCGAAAGAGCTTGGTAGTCGTCTTCGGATGTTTACTGATCTGAATCCTTATTCAGATCCCGAAGAAGTACTTACTGAGTCCTGGGTGTATCTTAATGCGTTTTGAATTAAGTTTCAGAACCGGCATGATCGCCTGGACAGATCCTCTTTTTAGGATCGATGAGCGCTGAGCCTTTAGTCTGTTTTATTTAGAAATACAATTCCCAAGTCTTCTCTCGAATCTAAGTTCGGACATGTCATCAATTGAGATGAACATTGTCGTCCTTCAGAGTAGAGATTCAGATGTTGGGTGAAGGTCTTTCTAATGGAGTAACCTAAAGATCAGATGGACTTAAATGTACGATTCGAGTGTTGGCTAAAAAGACAGGGTAAGACACTTAATATCAATCCTCAGAAATTTTCGCTAGAAGAAATTTTCAAATGACTTAAAGAGCCTCCAGACATTCAACTGGAGTAATGACTCATTAAGATTCGTTTAAATTTCCCTTATAGGAATATTTTTTTGAGAGTGTTGAATATAAGACGCTCCCGATGTGCTTGATTAACCTTTAAACACCAATGAACGTGCAAGGACCATTCTGAGTTCTTTAGGAGTTTCCTCTATTAGAACCTTCTAGGGTTTCTAACTGACTAAACCGGAGCCATTGGTTCATTTTTCTCGGATACCAGTGAGAAAAATTCTTTGGGACTATAAGGAGG